TGTGAATACATCACGGGAATGTTTGCATTTAGATAGGCCATGCATAAATTATTTTATTAAAGCGATTATTGCAATAACAACGATGACTATAATAACAGATTTCTGTTTATTAGCCTTAGCCCATGTTATTACTTTTTTTATATGGTCCATAGTTTTCTCCTTGTTTATTCTATTGTACCCCAATTAGGGCCAGATTCATAGTCTACTTTGTTAGGAACTTCAAGATCTACTGCAGTTTCCATAATTTCAATTATTTGTTTTGCTTGTTTATCACTTTTTACAGAAATATCTAGCTCATCGTGAACCTGTATATGAGGAATGATTCCCTCCTTATATAGTTCTATCATTGCTTTCTTTGTCATGTCAGCTGCGCTTCCTTGAATTAATTTATTTAAAGCTTTGTAAGTATAGGCTCTCCTGATCCCTGGTCCGTGTTCCATGAGTGCGGCTTCATGAGACAATGCTTTATGAATCCCGAATTGATTGGGTTCCCATAAATGGAAACGACACAGACGTCCTAAAAGAGTTCGCACTCTTCCAGAATTTTCTGCACGACGGGTCACATTATCCATCAGTTGTTTTACAAATGGAACTTTATTATGATATTTTTTAAATAGTTCATCAGCTTTATCTTTGCTTACTCCGAGTTCAGCTTGTAATTTATTTTTTCCCATACCATAGAATAAACCTAGATTAATTGTCTTGGCCTGTGATCTTGGTATCTCTGCCATGTCTGCTACAATGTCATGAAAATCTGCATTGCCTTCTTTATAGGCCTCCAATACCTCGTCTACTCCATAGAGATTCTGTAAAGTTGCATAATGGACCACCAACCTAGGCTCTTGCTGAGAATAGTCAAAACAACCCCATGTATGGCCCTCCTCAGGGATGAATAGGCCTCTAATCTTTTGTTTGAGGTCTTTGTTCCGTGCCGGTATCTGCTGTAAATTTGGGTTTGAATAAGAAAATCTTCCGGTTACTGTTCCTCCATTATCTCCTCGTAACTGATTAATCTCAGCATGTATTCGCCCTTTATGAGAATGTTTAATTATGGTATCAATGAATGTGGTATGAGCTTTGTTTATCTCACGAGCTCGAGCAATGTGTTTCACTACTGGGTGGGGGTGATTCGCTAAAAAATTTTTAGTAAAGGAAGGAGCAGATGTTATCTCAGTTCTATCGTAGTCTAAGCCAAGCTTATCAAAAACTTGTGCAATCGATCGTGCTGCCCATATTTGGGTATCTATACCTGTTTCTTTTTTTACTTCTTGTAATGATTGTTTTTCTTGTTCAACTAATGTTTTTTTCAATTTGTGCGCTCCGTCCACATCCACGCGAACGCCTTTAAATTTCATATCAACTAGACACGGAAATAATTCTGTTTCCATATCCATAATTGAATTTATATCTTGAAGATTGATTTCTTTTTTAAGTTCTTGCCAAAGTTCTAAAGTAATAACTGCATCTTGTTCTGCGTAGGTTCCAACATACATTGCTGGAAGCATATACATTTCTGCTTTTGCATCTACTCCCCAACTCTTAGCAGCTTCATATAATTCTGTTTCATTTTTTCCTTTTCCAGTGTATCTTCTAGAACAGTTGTTTAAGTCATAGCGCATTTGATTTTCATCAACCAGGGCCGACGCTATCATTGTGTCGACTATTTTACCGCTAATCCTTAAACCGAGCGCTCGTATCCAACAAACGTCGTACATGGCGTTGTGAAATATCTTTGTGGCTGGTGTATATAATACAGCTTGAAACCATTTTAAAACTTTTGCTTTGTCCATATTACCACCACCTTCGTGTGCTATTGGATAATAACCACACCAACCTTTAACAGCTACTGCTATTCCTACAACCTCTCCTACTCCTACAATAGAGCCAGAGCCTCTCCTTACGTTTAAATGAGGATCCTTGGTTTCTAAGTCTATTGAAATTTCATCATGTTTAGATAGATCTGGAAAATCTTCTGGCGGTAACCATTCTGTCCGTGGTTTAAATAGTGGCATCTGTATCATTTATAATCTCTTTCAATAATCATTTCTATAAAGTGAATTGCTTTTTCTAAATCTTGTCTTTTTCCTTTCAATCTGTGTCTCAAGATATATTTTATAACGCAGCCTTCCGGATAAAGCAACTCATTTTCAATTACAAATTTACTTGGTTGAATTTTAAATTTCTGATAGTGTGTTCCACCAATTTGTTTGTCGTATGGTTTCATATAATAAAATATAAATATATTTTGATTCCAAAATAAAATGTCATCATTGATAGTAAAATAGCCTCACTTGTTAAGTCCATCATATTATAAATGCCTTTTCAGCACGCTTAGGTTCTATGATGTGTAAATTTTCTTTTGTACGTGTTGCACCTACATAAAATAATCTATTTTCATCATCAGGATTTTTGTGGTATGATTCCAAAGTAGTTTTAGTAAGATCAGTTAACAATACTACATTCTGACATTCCCCTCCTTTAGCTGCATGTATTGTGGATAGTTCTATTCTTGGTTTTTTATTTAACTGTTCTCCATTCTTTCTCATTTTTCTTAAATAGTTTATTCGTTTTGAGCCTGCATCATCAAAGGCATCAAACCAAACTTCTTTAGTTTTTAATCCAAAGTCTTTAGTTAATTGATCAATGCCATAAAAGGATCCTTTAGTCATACCTTGTATTAACTTTTTATCTGTGCGATCAGGGGACATATACCCATAAATTTTTTCTACCTGTTTATAAGTTAAAAGTTGTCCTTGTCTTAAATGTTCCCAGTCTGTGGCAGCTTCTTGAATGTCTTTCTCATAACTACGTTTATGTCTGGTTTCATAATACAAACCTTTACGATGTAGAACATCTTCTATTTCTCTTAACATGTATTTAGTTCGAGCCAACACTAACCAATCACCTGAAGCCATATCTACTGATTCAATATCAAAATGTCTCTGTAGACTGCCTTCACTGGTTCTAGGTTGCCATGTTTTATCTATTCTATGTTTAATTCTATTTATAATTCCCATTGCAAGTTGGTGTACTTTTACTGGTATTCTGTGTGATTGTATTAAAGGAAGGTTTATCATTTGATCCTGTAGGGCTATGAAAGAATCTACATGTGCGCCAGCCCATTTAAAAATAGCCTGATCATCATCCCCTGCGATAAAGGCATCTTCGGTCTTGTCCCAAATAGAACGAGCCATGTCCCATTGCATTAAAGATAAATCTTGTGCTTCATCAATAAACACTACATCAAAGGTTGGTGATTTATCCCCTTTAGTAAAATCTAAAATCATGTCATTAAAATCTATTAAGTTATATTCTTTTTTATATCTTTGCAGTTCATTGGAAATAATATGTAGCTTATTTAGCTCTAAGTCTTGGGTATGTTCTTGTTTATTAAACTGTTGTTCCACAGTAATATTTCTAACCTTCGCAAGATTAATAATTTGTAAATACTCACTATCAGATGTAAAAATACCATGATCTTGTTGGTGGTCTGCATAAGTTACAGGAAACCCAAGTTTTTTTCCAAGGTCTTTGTAGTGGCTCGATTGCATAACCTGATCTTTCTTTAGCCCTAATTTTCTAAACGCTAGTGAGTGTAGAGTTCTAAAATATGGAAGGTCGTCCGCAGTTAAATTAAATTTTTTAATTGCTTCGTCTCTAGCATGGTATGCAGCTTTTTGAGTAAAAGCAAAATAGCCTATTCTATCGGGGTCTGTTTCTTTTAAATAATGATCTACTTTTTTAAGTAAAGTTGTAGTCTTACCGGTACCTGGTGGTCCCTAAGACTATGGTTTTCATTAAAACACATCCTTCGCTTTTAGTTCTTTTTGAACATAATCATCTTTTCTTTTATCAAACTGCTTAACAGTGAATACTGATATTCTATTTTTACCAACCCTAGTATCTTCACAATTACAAAATTCTTTTAACATCTGAGCTGTACGTTGATAGTTTATATCCCATCGCTGTCTAATTAAAAAGTGAGTATAAAATTTATTAAATATAAAATGATGAAATCCTTCATTATTCCATACACCCCCATTTTTAAGATCCGTGATAGCTGATCCAATGTGTCTATTTAAACAAAATTCTTCTAGATGATTTCTTAACTGATCTGCTGTTGTTACACCTTCTGGTGCTTCCACAGGTTCGTGGTTCTTCATCAGTGGATTTATAATCATGTCCCAGTCTTTAGGCTTAACTGTTGGTGGTTTAAAGTCTAACTGTTCCATACACGCTTCCTGGAATAGACTCTGTTGTTTAAGATATTTAACGTTCTCAAGATGTAAACGTTCACCATCAACGTTAAGATAATAATAAGGTTTTTCTAATTTAATTTTTTGTAAGTCTGTTAATGCAGGAAAGACTATCTCTCCACCAATACCAAACTTTCTTTCTCTACATAATTTTTTATCACATAAATTACACATTGGAACATCATTGCATTTATAGCCCCAGTCTTTTTTATCGTGTTGTCGTTTAATAATATCGACTTCTGATTCACTTAAAGGAGCTGCTGACGCTGCAATGTTAAACATTGTGAGTCTACTCTTCCACTCTGCTGGCCATTTCTTTTTGGCATAAACCGCGTAATGAAACAACGCATTATTTCTTCCGCCTTCTGGTATTTTATTTAATGCCATTAGTTCTATACACGGTGGTGCATCATCATAATCAGATTTAGGTCTTTCTATTTTAATTTTTGTGATGTCTTTTTGTTTTGCTTCTTCGTATATTTTATAAAACTCTTCTAAACTTGCTGCAGCGCCATCGTCTTTAAAGGCATAACGTGTTGTATCATCACCATTAAAGTATGGTAAGTTAAGAAAATTACCTGTATCATCTTGCGATTTTAATTGAATTTGTTTAGGGAAGACCTCTGATCCACCATATCCTAGTAATGTTTTTATTTCTGTAAGCTTGTCTCTCATTCTTTCTGCAGCTACGGGTTGCTGTGAGAAAAGAAAGACATGAGCCCCGCCACTCTTCGATCTACACACTACCAGTGGTAGATTAAATTGTTTTATTTTATTTATTAATTTTTTATGATCAAAACCTGCATACGAATCAATGTCTACACATCCCCACACACATTCGTTTTTTTCGTTAATTGGAACTATACCTAAACTTTGACTGCCTTGTAAATGCATTCTCCAGAGATCGTCAGTTACTGGTTGACGTACTACAAAAGATTGACCTTTTAATTTAACACCATTCTCAGCTGGTGTACTTATTTTAGTACAACCATGGGC